CCGAGGTTTTAAGGAGCCTCGGTTTTCTCGAACCACGGCCTTTGGTCGCCGTTCTGCCACATGGGTTGGGGAATCCCATGTTGTCTTAGCAGGGTGTCGGCTTCCTGCACGCTGATTCGAGGTGTAGGGCGGTGGGTCATACAGATCTTGATGACTCGCCGAAGGGTCGGTGGATGGTGAAGAGGTGAAGTTCCCGTAGATCTTCTGAGTAGGAACTTGACTTTGTGCTTCCCGGTCGCGTTGATGAAGCGACTTTCCGCCAGGAGGGACTCTAGGCTGGTACGCGCCAGTAGGGCCGAACCCACTTTCCTTCGGTGTTTGGAGACCCGTAATAAGGTCCGTTCACTGAGAGGCGTGGGTTTCGGTCTTTGCCCTAACGACGCAAGGCCTACTAGAGCCGCACTCCTGAGATCCTCCCACGTGACGCCCTGGGGACAGCGTTTACTTGCTAGGGAGCGTACCTCGCGGTTCAGCTTGACCATGGTTGGGAGCTGTTCGCTTCGGTCTCGGCTGATGGGCCCAGACCTGAGGTAGACGGCTAGCAAGGGTAGTAACGCCTCGGGGCTTGAGCGTGGAGAACGCCCGTCGCCGCCGATGGAGATCGGAGCACGGGGGAGGTTCTTCGGGACTCCACGTCCGAGCGTCTGCTTGACTAAGCGCTCGAGGGCTTTAGGCATGGGTTCGGATAGCCGTTGGGCTAAGCCCTCCCGCACCGCAAGGGGGGAGTCGGTAATTCCGAACCTCTGCCGTGAGCCGAAGGCTTCAGCCAGACGTAGGAGTGGGAGAGAGGAAGCAATAGTTGAGTTCTTATTCCGGGGGTCTATCGCCACCAGCTGCTCACAGTAGACGCCGTGATGACCGTAGAACGCCTTGGACGTGTTCGAGACGAGGCCGATGTCTTTGAGACGGGCTTCGTACTTGTGGACCTGTTCTTGGTCCCACAAGGCGATCAGGTCATCTCCGCATATCTGGTATGATCCGACCGGATTAGCGGAAGCGGCCCAGGAGTTCATGAGGGACAAGATCGTCCAACTTGTGCCCAGCCCCATATGGATTCCTCGGGATGTGACTCTCCCATCAGGGAGTCGCATCGGTGAAACGAGCACTGAGGCAGCTTTCCTATCCTCAGGAGACCAGTTCTGACAGTAGGCGATCGTCTCCAGTACTTGCTTGGCAAGCTGGTGGTCGATTCGGTCTGTCGCTTTGGAGAGATCGGCGCTGTAGAGTAAGGCGCCCTTCTTCCCTTGCAGACGAACTGGTTTCCCCCAAAGCGTCCACTTATGGGCTCTCATCCTTGTTAGGATCGGGATGAGACGGCGGTTGTAGACCCGCCCTAGGTGAGCAAGGGTGCCAGGATGAATACTGGCGACTCTAATCTTGCCTCCTAGCTCATTGAGTGGAAGTGTTCTAATTGGGGGTGGTCTGTCGACGAACGAGAGCGTGTCAGATCTACACGCGTCTATAGCCTGTACAGGATCAGGCCTTAGTTCGTCAACGACCAGACTTTGGAGAAGCTGTCCTGGCTTGAGTGCTTTCCGCTCCACCGCCTGTTTGACGCGGGTGTGTGGGTCAAAGCGGGTCTCGGGGTCGCCCCATGGGACACCGGGAGTCGTCGCGGATTTAGGCGGGGGTCCAAGGAGGCGGGACGTCTTGCGTGTGTGCATCACCTGCGCATACGTTTCGGCGACCGTAGCTTCGACCCCGCCTAGGCGGCGCGAGTGCTCAAGGCTGGCGGTGAGACCAGGTATCGGTGCTGGCCAGAGCTTGCCTGTCCCGTTGGAGTGTCGGCGGACAAAGTCCGTGACACGCGAACGGGTCAAGCGAGTGATTACTGGAGGAGGTGAAAGCCAGAACTGCTCCGTCTCTTCTTGTGCCTGCTCAAAGCGGTAGTCTTGCGCGAAGAATAGCGCCCTACTTAGCGTTGAGGCAATGAAGAGGTTCTTTACGTTGCGGTTCCGGGGAGAGGGGACAATCCCTTTCACCTTCGATGGCTCTAAGGCGTGAGCCCTCCAATCGTGGCAGTAGTTCTTCACTGCAACGGGACCTTGGCGCATCAGTAAGGCGAGGAACTTAAAGAACTGTCGAACGATCTCGAGGTTCGACGTAGCTTTAGGTCCAAACCTTCTGATGTTGCCGTAGGCCAG